GTTGAAAGCTCGCTTGTGTCATCAATGTAAAGCCCAAATTTTGCCAATAATTCTGTTCCTGTCATATATTTTTGAATAATGAGTCTTATCACCGCCCCTATAAAGGGGCAGGGTAAATTCACTAGTCGTTATCTGGAGCAACAACAGTAATAGTTGTAGCGGCGACTTGATAACAAGCCCAGCCAGTAGCTGAAACTTGAATACATCGCAATAAAGTATTAGCAGCAACATCTAATTGATTTGTGCCGTCAGAATCAACGGTATTGATTGTATTCCCACTTGTCGCAGGAGTTAATAATTCATAACCGTTAGCACCAACATATAAATCAACAGATTGACCAATACCAGCAGAAGTAATCGCAGGTAAAGTCACGGCTTTTGTAGCACCAGCAGAAGTAATAGTGGCGAAAGTTGTTCCACTAGCAATTAAACCAGTAGTCAAACCGTCATCAGTAGCAGTCGCAGTTGCAATAGAGCTTCGTTCGGAATATGTCGTGTCGGAGGTTGAGTTCCAAGACGGCACAGCCACTGTTCCTCTATTAGAATAAGATTTACCCGAAGTAGTATCAACTAAGATACAACCAATAGCGAATCGTGAAGCAGTTGTATCAAAATTGCCAGAACTCTGACAAAGTGTGATTAAACCACTTGAATTTGTTTCCTGGATGAGAATACCAGGTAATGCGGAATCATATTGCATAATATTTTTGTTTTGTGGGCCTAGTGTTCTAGACCACCAAGCCCACGATTAGTTAAAACTAGGCAGAAACCAACACGTCTAAGAACTTTTTAGCACCATCAGCGAAAGTCTTAATACCACCTAAACAACTGGAGAACACGTTTGTTCCACGTCTATCAGCGGTAATACGCATATCAACTTCCTTAACATCTTGCATAACAACGTCAATAGCACCTTTTTTACCATAGTAAGCGTGCACACAAGATGAACCCCAAGACACGTTGGTTTGAGTTTCGCTCAAAGTTAAACGTCCTTTACCGACACCCTTTAAGGTTAAAACAGCCAAAGCCACAGTGGCAGAGAAACCAGCCATAACCAATTGATCAGCGGCACTCAAAGCGACACCAGTAGCAGTAGTAGTTCCAGGAGCGTTAATCAAAGTAGCTAAATTAGCTAAAGAAGCTTCCTTGTTCGCACCAATCACGAATTCACCAGCTAAAGGAGTCAAAGCATTCATAGAAGTGAAAGTGACACCATTGATAATCACGGTTTGGGTATCAACAAACACATCGGCAGCAGTCAATTTAGCAGTAGCGGTTAAGTTTTCGGAAACATACACTTCAGCCATATTGATTTTACCAGCATAGCCGTTGGCGAAAGTAGCACCAGCAATATCCCAATCTTTAGACAATAAGAAGCCTTCAATAGCAGCGGCTCCATAAGAGTCAATGATTAAAGCTAAATTTGTTAAAGATTGATTGTTTTTACGCAATTTCGCAGGACCACGAGTAATCATCAAAGGAATATACGTAGAGTCCAAAGCGAAAGGCACGCCAGTGGAAGCTAAAGTAGTTAAATCGCCAGTATCAAAAGTATTACCAGCATTCAAAACTTCAGCCAACACATTAGCGTCAAAATCAACAGCGACTTTGATAGCCACTTGACCACCAATAACCTCGCCTGGATTCAAAGGACCAGCTTGTTTCACTTCGCCATCAGAAATGTGGAAAACAGCTTCTTTTTCATAATTTACAGTTAATAATTCAGAACTATCAGTGATAGTATCAATAGTAGAGGCACTACCACGAACCACACTGCGAACAACTACGCCATCAATATTGAAAGCGACACGTTCCACACTTTCACCGAATTTCAAAGTAGGTTCAAAGCGGAAATTCGCAATTTTTTTAGACACCAGGACTTTTTGGAAGATTTCGCTATAAGCGTTATCGAACTGCGGTTTAAAATCTGTCAAAGCCATAAAATTTTTTTTAATTTATTTATAACATTGACGACAACCTATTCATCATATCCTTATTATATTCTTTCTTGGAAGCACTATCTTTCATTACCGAATTAAAATACGTTGTATCTTTTCGGGCTTTATCCAAGTCAATTTCGTTTGTGACACGATTATTTCCTTGGTTTGAATGATCAATACTTCGTTTACCTTTTAAGGTCTGACCATAAGCGTCCTCAATGATTTGCGCAAACGTCTTAGAGGCGTTTTGCGGTTGTAAGGATAAAGACTTAATGACTTCTTTGTTGATGACATCTTTGAACTCTGGCATAGCTTCCATAGCTTGGGAAAAATGTTTTTCAAAAGCGGAATTGATTTTCTCCTCTTTCTCTTTTTCCTTGTAAGGTTGCAATGACGAGTCTAGTTTTGTCTCAAATTCAGCCTCAGTCTTTGTTTTTACAATATTGGAAAGCTCATTTAAGAAACTTTCATCAACGTTGTATTTTTCAGCCAAATCCTTTAAATCGGCCGCGACTTCTTTTTTATTTGCCCCATTTTCAATTTGTTTTTTTAAATCTTTTAATTCTTTTTTGATTTCTAAAAACTTTGCCTCTGGGACTACTCTTGGTTCGTCTTTTTTGTCTAAGATTTCGCCAACAGTTTTCGCTTCAGTCGTTGCGTTTGTGGCTTTATCCTCCACCACGGGAGCTACAATTTTTTCTTCCATATTGTTTAACAAGTTTTAAGTCTTTGCGGACCGGCTTTTTTCAACCCCAGCCAAGGGCAAAACGGTTTAATTTACCGCTCAATGCCCCCCTGTTAAGAGAGACACACAGCGAAAAACTATTTACTAATTTCCTCAATCTCTTTTGTCAAAAGCTCTTTTCTTTTTTTTGCACCAATTAAAGTGTCGCACAGTTCCAATAAGACATTGATTTTAGCTAATGAAGCCCTTATTTCAATCTCATCCGCCTTATAATTCATTGCCACACTTTGAATCAATCCAACAATATCTTTTATCATCCCATCAATAATTATCTTGCCACCATTGCTTGCTAATATATCCAGGTCTTTATACTTCTTTAATTGTTTGATTAAGTCTTCCATTATAATGTTTTTAAATCTTCTACTGTTAATTCAATTGGTGGTAAAGAAATGTCCAACTCATATCCCGTCTGTTCTTTAATGTCTAACACCGCTTGATCAATTTCTTTTAACGCCTCATTGATTTCCTCTAATTTGCGCTCACACATATTCTTAATACTTAATGATTGCTGATACATATACACGGCGTGGCATTGTTCCTCAGATAACCCTTTAATAAATTCGTTGAAATGCACAATATTCTCAATTTTAGCGGATTCAAGTTTAATTTGAGAACCCATTTCGGTTTTCTTTTTTAACAAGTCTTTAACGTTGTCTTTCACGGCGCTTGCTGTAAATTCGTGTTCTTTACCAGCTTGAGAAAACAACACATCGTCTTTTAACTCTTTGTTTTCTAAAATTTTGTAAGTAATCATAATGTTTTTTATTTATTTAATTTCTTGCCCTAAATCAACGTTCATTTTTCTTTGCTTATTGGTTGTATTGAATGGAAGACTTTCGTTTGCTACAGCTTCATTTTGGGCTTCTGATGGCGTTCCAGGTGCTTCACCAGGATTTCCGCCTAACATTGCTTCCATTCCCTCAGGCATTCCGCCTTGGCTAATCATATCTGTTTTTTCCCTTTCTAGCTTTTTGGCTTCATTGCGGATGATAACGTCTTCAAGTTTTTCAATGTATTGAGCAATGTGTTCAAACTGTTTCATCGAAATGTTTTCTTTTTTGTCTTGTAAATAGTCAACCATTTTCTGTTTATAGGCGTTATTGGCGATTTCGTTTGGTTTAACGTCTTCAAGATTTAATAAGCGTTCCAAATCTCTATCACACTCGCTCATCAGTTTGTCGTTGCCATAAAGGTTAACATCCAATAACTGCTTGATTTCATCTGCATCAAATCCGATAATCTCTGCTTGTTTTTCAATGTTTTTCTTTTGGTTAATAAGCTGGTTGCCTGCTTGGGCTTCAAGAAAAGTCAGTTTGTTCATTTTGTCTTTCGAAGACACCATTTGATCAGCGTTTGACGCTTTCACTACAATTCCGAACTCATCATCTTTGTAAAAAATATTCTTTCTATTAACATCAATAATCTCTACACCATTCGGGCCTACCATATCCACGGCAATTTTAGAAATTAAATGGTCTTTTACTCCATTAACATAAAGTTTAGCAAATCGTTTATATCCGAACGCATAAGATTTATTCAACAATCCGAATCTATCCGCTACTGCTTGTTGATTGCCCTCATAGATAGTCGCGCGGCCGTCTGTATCTGCTACACCTGCAACCTGGTCAGTCACGCCAGAGCTTTTTTGTTGGATGCCCTCAAGAATATTAAACACGTCTACCGGTGTCTGAATATTAGGCACAACAATTGTCTGATATACTTTGTTAATATCAAAATCACCTTTAACAGGAATAATCCCGTCACGGCGGTATTTAAGTTTTGTCTGGTCCTCAATAGCTTTTACGTTAACAATTCGTTGTGGTTTGTTGATAGCTTCAGCATTATCTAACATCTGGTTAATGGACACGTTTTGGGCCATAAAGATTTCTCTTGCGTAGTCACAAAAGCTAGGTGTCCAAAATTCTGTTAAATCCATAAACGAAGCCCAGCTCCAATATGGCCAAGCACCATCAGCGAACTCATCAGTTGCGGAAAAAATATCCGTTAACTTCTCACACAATAAGGTTGCTCCGCTATTGTCCATTAACAAATAATATCTTTCCCCGTCTTCAGAAAAAGTTGTGAACCAACGCCAAAACTTATATTTATTCACATCCTTAATTTCTTTTTTGCCAATGGTTAGCTGGTCATAACTCCTGGACATCTTATTGGTTTCCTCTTGGGAACTATCATCATTGTTTCCACCTCCTTCCAATAACTGTCTTACTGTTTCTTTGTTATAAATTCCTTGTTTAGCTCCAGTTTTCAAATCTTTAGCACTCAAAACAACTGAATAATCCCCAAGGTATCTGGCGTTTTCAATATCAATTCCACCTGCACTCGGGTCAATTAAAAAATCATAAACATCTATAGTTTCAAGATGTGATTTGTATTTTTTGTTTACCGAGTCTGCATAATAAGAATAAATAGCACGACCATAAATAATAGCCTGCTTTTTTCCTACAATGTCTTTAATATCCCAATTGTCAATATTGGCGTCTACTTCTTTTAGGGAGTTTAAAAGTTTCACTCGCTCCAGTTGTGATGGTTTGCGTTTTGTAAATTCAAAAACTAAAGGATTATCAATCTTGCTTAACACAGTATGAACAAATTCTTGCATTCTAGATAAATCAACATTTGATCGTGATTCTGTTGATGTCTCTTTGTTACCATAATACAAGGCTTCGTTCTTTTGCCAGTTTGAAACTTTCCCCTGCTTGTAAAGTCGGGCAAAGGACATTTCATTTATGGCTTGATTTGCAATTTTCTCAATCGTGGTTTTATTCATATTTTATATTCCTATGTCAGTATATAAAGGACCGTCATCTAAGAAACTAAAGTCTAATTCCTCCTTAATTTCAGCGTGGTCTTTCATTTGCCAGGCTATCGCACACGCTATCAATAAGTCAAAATGTCTTGTAATCAATCGTGGGTCTTTCTCACTTGTTAATAAATCATCTCTGGTATACCCCTTAATTTCATTGATTAAATTCTTATCATTCAAAACTAATAACCCGTCTTCAATTGCTTTGGCTAGTCCAAACAACATTTTTGGTTTACTCAGACTTGTTGTTTTCCAGCCATACTCAGTTTCGTCTTCTTTGTTTATCTTTACTTCATTCCTTATAGTTTTATATAAATTCGCTCCGAGCTGTTTAAGTCTTAAAATTGTTTCAGTGCCGTAGTTTCTTTCCACTCCACAAATAGGTTGCCCGAATATTTCTAATTCCCTATAAATCTCATCACCGAATACTTCTGGTTTGATTGTGTTGTTAGCGAACGTCGCTACTACTTGCGCAGGGATTGTGTCAAAATCTATGAATACACTTGTCGAGCTATCCAATCCCACTCCACCTGCGACATCGTGTCCGCTACCATACCTATGACTTGGATTAAATTCTTTAAAAATCTTTAGTCCAGCTGAAACTCGCACTGGTTCTATGGCTTGCATTGCCTCCAACCTTTCTCTGTCAAATAACACATCCCTACTAGCACTTGGTTTGCATAACCTCTCTCCCTCAAAGTCGTCATCACTTGTTCTCATTAGTTCGATGTCTTCTTTGGTATATCTATCAGGCCAAGCAAGTTCTCCCTTATCGTTAATTATCGGGATTATCAATACAACGTCTTTTTCACTTTTCTTTTCTACTAGTTTATGAACGTTTCCCTGCTCGCTAATATAATTGCAAGTATATATCGAAACGCCGTTAACGCTTAAACCAGTTCTAGCTTCCTCCATATTATCCCAGATTGACAAAGTCTTTCTTGCACTCCTTAAGGTTGTTCTGTTTTCAAAATCTTCAAACCAGATTAAGTCTGGTCTTGCTGCTTCTTGGATTGCTCCACGTTGATCAGTTCCCACAGTGTCGCTTATCATCTTTACTCCTGTTGCCGTTGTAAATGAGGACATCGTTTCCTCTCGCTTGTTCTTTGTTTTTTCAAATGTTTCCGGATACATCTCAGCCACTCTTTCATTGACTAACATATTATAAACATCAGTGGTGATTTGTTTTCCATTTGTCGTGTCGTGGGTTAAAACTTTAATGTATTTTCTTGCCTTGTCTGTATCATTTAAAATACAAAACGCCATAAATAGTTTTGTTCTCGCTGTTTTAGCGGCCCCACGAAATGCTATGTTTGTAAAAGACCTTATTTCCCCCTTATAGGCTCTAATATTTTCGTTGTCTATTCTGGAATGAAATCCAGCGTCCTTACTGGAAAAATACTTTGTGAAAAAATATCTTGCCCATAAATTAAACTTTAACTTAATTTTATCAGCCGTGTCAGTGATTGTAAACTGAAACAACGCCCTCTTTTCTTGGGGCGTGCCTTTTTGCAATATGTCTTTTATTTTATTTGTTTCCATTTAAAAATATATCAATAGCATCACTGGCTTTTTGTTCGTCTTCTTTATTTATCGATTTGATTTCTGCTTTAACATCCACTGCTGACCGCAAACTAAATTCATCATTTTTAATTCTTTCCAAAACCTTTAAAGAGAATTCTGGATTGCCCACCAACCCCTTAACAACCTCTTGTCTAGCCATTAGCACTGGTCTTTGTCGCAATCGGTCAAATTTCTCTTTTAATTTAGGAAATTCTTCAATCCAATTATAATAAGTTTCCTTGCTAATATCAGCATAATAACAGATTTCAGCGATGCTACATCCAATCGCACAAGCCTCTTCTATTTTTTTGACACTTTCTGGTGTTAATTTGCTTTGTGCTCGCATTCCATATTCATTTAATTTTGCCATAAATTATTTTTAAATAATTGTAAACAAACATTCATCTGGCTGTCCTTTATTATTACCGCCTGACAATGTTGAGTTTCTACTAAACTTCAAAACTATTTTAAAATCCTCTGGTGCGTTATATTCTGAAATATAAATCTTGTTTGTCTTTGATTTCTCTCTTACCCAATCCCAAAATTCCAAATGGTTGAACCCACCCTCCGCATAGGTTGCCGTTCCCTGGTATGGTGGATCGCAATACACAATTGCCTTTTCTGGAATTACCACTTCCCTATAGTCTTTATTTGTAATCTCTAGTTGCTCTAGTTGCTGTAGTCGCTGTAGTCGCTGTAGTCGCTCTAGTTGCTGTAGTCGCTGTAGTCGCTGTAGTCGCTCTAGTTGCTCTAGTTCTAATGTTCTATTCCCTAGCCTGTTTGCAACCAATACTAAAGCCATTCTTCTCTTGTGCCAATTGTCTTGTTTCATTATACCGTCTAGATATTTTTGAGGAATATCAGGAATTAGTTTTTTTATTAAATCACAGTTTTTGTTTACAACAATTTCGTGTCCAGCTAGTTTAACTTGCTCTACCTCTTTCCCGAACAAATAGCTTTTCTGACTGTTCCCAAAACTCCAAACACACTGAACGTAACCAACATACCAATCATCATACTTTGTTGGATTTTTTATTATATCATAGAAAGTTTCTCTTGATACAAATTCTAAAACCTTTTTTTCATCCAATCCATTAAAAATAACTTCTTTTAATAACGCAATGACATATTTGTTTTTATCATTCGAAATTACTTTCCAGCCATTTTTTAAAAAATATTCTGATACTGAAAAACCACCACAAAATAAATCAACAAAAACCTCCTCGTCTTGATTTAGATTTTTAATCGCTTGGTAAATCATTCCAGAGGAAACTCTTTTTCCACCCATATAAGGAATTGCCATATTATATTTTTATAATAAAATTATTTCCGCAACCTGGGCAAGTTACTGTTTGATCTTTGTATTTTTTCTCCCTGTTCTCATTGCTTTCAATATCATCAAAGTTAATATCGCTTAATTCATCAACATCAAATCCGGTTAATTCAACTAAACCAATATCCAAGTCTTCAAGCTCTTCTAAAACTAAACCCATATCCCATTCACTCTCATTTAATTTGTTATCAGCTAAGCGTAAAGCCTTAATCTCTTCATCTGATAATTTATCAACCATAATGCAAGGCACGACTTTTAATCCTAAAACCTTACTAGCTTCATATCTACAATGCCCTATAATAATCTCATTGTTTTTGTCTATAACTATAGGCTGAACAAATCCAAACCTCTTAATGCTTTCGGATACCTTTTTAATTTGCTCCGCCGTATGTTTTTTAGCGTTGTTTTTATACGGTTTTATTTTATCCAAATCAATGTTTATCATATTGTTTTTTTTCTTTATTTATTCTTTCCTCTATTTGATCAAAATCATTTTCTTTTAAAAATTTACACCAGTTATAATAATTATAGAACATAGCCGAGCCATACTTTTCACCGAGTAGGTCTTTTTTGATTTCTATGCCGTATAACTTTTCAAGATATTCCCTTATAATGTTTCGCAATTTGAATTTATTCTTTTTGGGGAGTTCCAGTAATAAACACATACAAAGGTAATAACTGGTTTTTAGTTTCATTTTTATTTTACCACTCTTAAAGATGTTTGTCTAAAAAGGAATGTCGTCTAACTCCTTTTCGCTGACTTCAACTGTTTTAGGTTGATATTCCTCAACTTCACCGACAATCTCCAATCCCTTGCTTAATTTTCCGCTTCCATATTTTGCATTCTTGCCTTCCTTGTTCCATATAGCCCCAATTTCTATAAACTTATCATCTTCTGTTTTTGCCATCAATCTCCAATCAGGACTAGCTTCGTTTTTCTTTTCAGCCTTAAACATTGTAAAATAGATTGTTTTAATTTTCATTTTATTTTGTATAATGAATTATTTCTTTAACGTCTGCTAACTTAATTTCTTTTGTCTTCCCGTCTTTAATTCTGGTTAAAATAATATTATCTAAATAAGACGCTACTTGCCAACCGTAATCCACTGGTTCGATTGTGCCGTCTTTCATTTTAATACTAATCCACTTTTGCTTTTTCATAATATATTTTTTTCTTTTTTGAGTCTTTTAACTTCATTTTTCCAATTAACAATTTTATCAATCAAACGTTCCTTATTGGGCTTATATATTTTAGATTTCCAAGCCCTTTTTGAAGCCATCAATTCATCTACCACGTCTCTGCCGTGTTCTTTTTCTATATAAAGTAAATGCTCAGCTTCCGAACCATCAAGATACTGGTTGCATCTGGTGCATTGCGGATGGCAATTAAAAAATTCCCACCGTAAAGTGAGAACATCTCTGCGGACAAAATGCCCGTTATCAATATCATTCATTTTATGTAATCCACCACAAGTGCAACATTTTACCATTCCATTATCATCAGCCCAATAGGCACGAATATATCTACTGAACCAAGTGTCAGCGTCTTTGATAACGCCTTTCAAACTTTTAGCCATCAGTCTTTTTTTATAATGCTCGTCTTTCATTTTTTTATATTTATTGTTTTAATTTTAGCACTTTAATATTCAAAATGCAAATTATTTTAGATTATCTTTACATCGCTCAATTATACGTTCCATTTGTTCATTGTAATAGTTTTCAAATGGTTTGCTTTTATCGGTGTTTTGTTCCCAGTTCAAAAAAATTATACTTCTCAACCTTTGCCCTGGAGTTTTTCCTTCAATTCGTGGTGGTTTAGGCAAGTTGGCAGGCACTTCGTTGACATATTCATCACTGAAAGCCATATATCCGAGTTTTCCTTTTAACTGAAAAAGAATTGAGGCTTCGTTTGGTGGCAAATCCTGCGTTGCTATAACAATTTTGATCGTATTATCCGACCTTGTGGCTATGCTTTCTATGTTTACTGGTAGACTTATTTGCATATTAGTTTTTTTATAAATAAATCATTATTCTTACGGGATACACTTCTTTTAAGTGCCTCTTGCACTTTTTGACAAACAAGAAGGTCTAACCTTTCTTGCGATTTTTCAATATCAATGAATGTTTTTTTAGAGAAAACAATTATGTCTGTAATTTTTTGTTCAACCAATTCAACATCTAAACAATTGAAAACGTGCGGTATTTTTCTCATAATGTTTGTATTTATTTATTTAACTTACTCACCTCAAAAAAAATAAAAAGAAGTAAAAAGGCATAAAGAATATCAAATTTTCCAGCAATAATAGCCATTGTATAAAATATAACTACAAATAATTGTGTTAGCATAATGTTTTTTATTTATTTTGTTTTTTCTTTTCAATCAATTTCTTAAGCTCTTTTTCCACTTTAGACTCTTTTATATTATCTTTCATTTCCGCCATACGCTCATACCACCCAGGCAATTCACGACACCACAACAACTCGCCCATTGTTCCTATATAAGCCACTTCATTATTACCTAAATTATACCATTCTTTAACCTCAATAGATAATCTCATAATGTTTTTTATTTATTTAATAATTCTTGATTATCCCAAATGTTTCCGATAATTTCACAATCTTTTGGGTAGTGCCAAACTGAATATTCATCGCTATAATCACAAAACGGGTTAAAACCAGCATATTGTTCTTCCCAAAAAACGCAATAAATACCTTTGTTCCAGTTTCCACGTTTAAAATTCAACACATCACCCTCAAAAATTTCCTTTCCATTCTCATCAAACAACCCCGTGCTTTGCATTATGTCCAACTCATTCAACCACTCCATTCGTTCTTTAAGAACATTGGACCACTCCTCAAATAACATAATTTCTCCGACTAAAGAAAAGCCACCTAACTCTTTATATCCCAATAACCATTCTTTTTTCTTTTTATCATAAACTCGGAATTTTGGATTGTTCATAATTTTTCAGCTTCATTTTTTAATTCGTTCGCTTTCGCAATTAACTCATCAGCCTTTTTAATCATTTCTGATTTTTGACTGTTAACGATTGTTAATTGACCGTCAAGACAAATTGGCCCAATATATTTTCCCCTTATCGCCTTAATACTGATGCATTTGATTGAATTATATACAACACAAAACGCATAATATCTGATATTCCAAACGTTGATATTCCTAGCGGTGATATTCCCAGCGTTGATATCCAAAGCGGTGATATCCAAAGCGTTGATATTCCAAGCTTTGATATTCCAAACTTTGATATTCCAAGCTTTGATATCCCGAGCGTTGACAATACTAGCACTAATGTTAATATCGCACTCGAATTTCACATCTTCATCTTTACAATTTAAGACACCGTCAACAATGTCTTTTTCTACTTCTGCTTGCGTTTTGTAAATTTTCATAATTTTTATTATTAGTAAATTATCTGTCCACTCCTTACTCATTATAATTTATTATGAGTAAAGTTTTGCTTTTTTTACCCCAATCCAACGCTTTTTGATAATCATCCACCCAGACGTCAAACCGCCCGTCATATCGTTTTGCCGTCCTGTCTTCACAGATATATTCTTTACCGTCCATTATCACCCTAGAACCAAGTTTGTATTTTCGGGGGCA